AAATCATTATTGCTAAATGATGCAAAAAATTCAGTACTGGGAACGGTCACATTCCCCGATTTAATACATTTTAAAATATATCCTGTGTTTTTATCCCGATATGTTCGGTTTATGACTTTTGGAATAGGGTCTTGAACAAAGCCATCGTATGGTAGACCTGAGATTGAGGAGTAGACTTCAGTTTCTTTTTCTTCAGCTATAACGGCCGCTCTTTCCTCGTCTACCCACAAATCTTTACCTGTATAATTTACAGTAGTTACTGGAGTACTTGAAACCTCTATATTTATGATGTTTTTAAACTTCATTGGTTTGGAGCTATCGGGAACATAGGTTCCATTGTCCTTTCCGTTATACCAATATAAAACTGGAGTTCCATTATCACTTACAAATATTGCTATTTCCGTTAAATAGAATCCAGCTGATACTGTCTCATTACTCACTTGCACAGTTGCCCTTAATGTTCTTTCTATTTGTTCGATGTCTTTTAACTCGATTTCCATTTTCTCTGATACTATATCAGTTAAATCTGCTGGATTTGTACCTGCTGGTACTATTCCATTTCCTATTTTTGCTTTCAAAAAAATAACAGGCAAATTATTTGCCTGTCTAGTTGCTAAATATTCAGCCCCTGCATTTGTTATACCATTATATGCCATTAATTCACTACCTCCTCAATAATTACTACATCTAAGCAGCTTAAATAGTATGCCCCGTCAAATGTTGCATCAGTTCCATCTGGATAATGTTCCTCTTCTATTATTTGAATTTCCCAAGGATTTAAAAAATAAGCCCCATTTTCTTCTTTTTTATTGATGATATTTAAACCAAGATTAGCTGGAATAATTTTTCTTAAATATGGATATAAAGCATATTCCAACTCTTCAAATTCACTATTTTTTGTCAACTCTATATCTAATTCATAATCCAAATGTCTTAAAATAGCTTCCCAGATAGTAGGACTATTTGAAAAATAATTATTTAAAAATTCTAATAACCATTCCCAGGTGTACGGTAGAGAAGTATTCCACTTGGTAAATACTGCTGCTTGTCTGTTCGCTAGTGTACTTCCTGTTGATGGATAGATACTCATCATATCCTCAAATAATGCTATGCCCTGAACATCTGTTAAAAACATAAAATTATTTTTAAAGGCTTGCTTGAGCCTTCTCCATTCATCCTGAACTATTGGAGTTTCAGATGACATTATAGCCTCTATTTCCTTGTACTTTTGCATGAAAATAGGCAAATATTTAATAAGTTCTACTTTCTTTTCATTATCCAACAACATAAGTTCCGCCACCCCACACTGGAATCTCATTTATAGCTATTTCATAGTTTTGATTAAATCCGTTTATTTTTGTATCTTTAATGTCAATTATTCTTGAGTTTATATCTAATATTCTTGATTCTATTTGTGAGATTCTAATTACTATCTTTTCGCTTTCTTGCCATTGTTGCCTTAACTCTAGTAAATAGTTTTGCAAGACCTCATTAATCAAACCTTTCAAGTTTTCTAAATCAATTCCATTTAAAGTCAATTCAAAAGATGCATATATGTTTTTCTCAATGGCTGTGTTTACAGTTACAATATGACCTATTGGAGCAACCCCCTTTCCTGTGTGGTCTTTTGTTGGGTCAATTATTCCTTGGACTAAATCAATCAATACAGGTGTTGCTGCATTATATTCACTGTCTAATATAGTTAATAGCACCGTCCCCCCACCTTGCCATACTGGAGCAACTTTTATTGCTCCCACTCCTGCAATAGATAAAGTCTTTTCTTCATAATCTTTTATATTTCCGCCGTAAGCTTGAGTTTCAAAACTATCAAAATATCTTTGCCTTAAATTTTCTGTATCCTCTTCATTTTCCCCAGGTATTAATGTTTCTATTAAATAAGCATAAGATAATCCCTGAACAAAATCTATAGGAATTAATTGTCCAAAATTTGAATTAGGCTCTATCCCGCTTTCCTCACATCTTAGTTGATATTCATAATACCCAGATATACCATTTAATCCTATGAATTCAATAATTGTATAATTATAATCTTCTAAAGAAAATCTGTTATTTATAGGTACTTGAATATTAAATTCTCCTTTATATACTCCAGAACTAGCACTCTTTGGAATTATTCCTCTTTCTTTGCATCTTTCAATTAAGTAAGGTCTACTTGCTGTAGTTCCAAAGGTTTCTTTATAATAAGCACTTAATTCCTCATAAATTAAAGCTGATTCCATTGCATTTGGAGCCATTGCATCATAAACAACTGCTCCCTCCCTTTTATCCACATTGGTTGGAACTTGCTTTAATTTTTCAAGCATTAAATTTTCAAAGGTTTTCCCTCTAAACATTTTTTAATCGCACCTCCTTAGCAAGGTCTAACTCTCCAAATATAGTATCAGCTTTAAATTTGACAAAGACAACTTCAAATTCTGGATTTTCAAACTGGAATTCATAGACATTGGTAATTCTTCTATCTTGCAACAACGCTTCTTTAACTCGCCTTTCTATCTCAGCACAACAATAAGGAATTGGCATTCCAAAAAGGTCATTTAACTCTATTCCGTAATTCCATGAATAAATCAAATATCTATATCTTTCGGTATTTATTATTTTATATATTGCTTGTTCTATCGCTTCCCTTTCATCTGTGTACCCTTTTACAGTAATTTTTTTTTCAAAATCACTATTGTAAAGCTCCATTTTATATGTTTTTGTTGGTGATTCTACTATATTAAAATCATCATCTATAAAACTATCTCTTTGAGGTATCATCATAACCACTCTCCAGAAACTATTGGATCATTCACTCTATCCAGCACTATATATCTTTGCCCGTCTTGTTCTCTCATTAACAAGACTTTTTCACCTGTTTTAAGTCCTAAGTGCATTATTATTTTCTTTCTACCCTCATATTTATGATTGTGCTCTGCTAAATCTGCCATTGGCACAATTGGACTAGTAGCTTTACCAGGTACTATATATTTTAAATCTTTAATTTCTTCAACTTTTTCTGTGCTGTGATTTACTGTTATATCTACCTCATAATCTCGCACTAAATGAGTTAATACTAAATCTCCATTTTCAAATTTATGAACAACTTTATCATCAGCTCTTATATGCAATGGATTTTCTTGAATAACAGTTCCCGCTTGAAAAATAACAGGTTTCCCATTTTCAATCGCATCTTCTGCTAATTTTTTCATGGTTCTTGCTATATCGTTAAACATTCAACACACCACCTATTAAGTCCAAGGTCATGAAATGCTCTTGGAACTTAAACTCATGAGTAACACGATTTAAGAGCATCTTATGATTAATGTTTATATCACCTTTATTTAATACCACAAATAAACTAAACCCTGCTCTGCATCTAATATCACCCAGTACATTTTTTATTGTGAATGTCCTGCTTTTTTGATTATAAAGCTCTAATAAAGCATCCGCCATTACTTGTGGATTTTCTTTTTCGTCGCAACTTTCCACCGTTTGGAGTATCCCCCATTTATTTTGATTTTCTGTAGATTTAGTCATAAATATTTCTCTTTTACCTGCTTTTTCATCTTCTCTATATACTTTTATTTGATTAAATGTTTTTCTGTCTATGCTGGACCTATAATTAAAATCTTCACTTGAGGATTCATCAACTAATAGTTCTATATGGAGTGTCTCCATGTCCTTTAAAGTGATTTTCCCAAAATCATCATATAATATATAAATTTTCTTTATATTCTGAACCGTCAACCCCAAAGCTGTATTTATCATGTCTAGTAATGTTTTATTAATTTCTTTTCTTCTTGGTATTACATAGTTGGTATTATCCAACTCGCCTGTAATTAACCTAAAATCATTAGCTATCAAACTAACAACTTCATCAGCTCTTTTATTTTGATATTCCAAGATTTCTTTATTTTTCAAATATCTCAATTGGTCATAAGCTGTTATCTTTATGGAATCACTTTTACTTCTTTCTATAGTAAATATAAATCCAAAAAATACAGGAGTATTATTATAATAAAATTGTACCTTGTCCCCTTCCTCTGGAAATACAAAATCATCATTCAGTATTGAAAAGTCCAATTTTCCAGCTGTTCCCCATCTTTCAGTGGTCCATGTTATGGGTTCTAAAACTTTAGGAACAAAAGTTGAACCTGTGCTATCTGGAGTATCCTGTTTAGTTATCACTATTCTTGGTCCTTCATTCAAGCCTTATCACCTGCCCTATAGATAAATCTATTTGATTGGGTAGATTATTGATTGATTGCAACCTTGAGGTAAGAGAACCATCTCCCAATTGTTTCTTAGCTATACTGTACAAAGTATCATTATTTACTACTGTATAGGTCTTTGGAGTTGTTTTGTTGCTTTCTCTTGTATTGGTCGTTAGATATTGAGTTACTCCAGATGCAGTGCTTATTGCTTGCATTAAAAGGCTTGTTTTATCTTTATATTCCTTTAGAGTTATTCCAATTTTTAAATCAAATCCCAAATTGTTAGCATCTTCTACAAGTGTAAAATCCTCAACAGATACTTTTATATTGGTAAAATGCATTGATGCTAAATTTTTTCCATTTCTTATAACTATAAATTGAACTGACTTTCTTGATTTTTTCATATTGGATAAAGCCTCATAATAATATTGTTTAGGTAGCATTCCACCCAAATAACTAGCAAAGGGATATTTTTGGTGAGGAATTAATACCTCAAAGGCTATATCTTTTAATTTTTCTTCCTTTAAGATATTAATTTCTCCCTCGTTTATCAAAGTTAATGTCTTATTTTGATTATTTATTTTTATATTCAAAGTTGAAGGAGCTATAGGAAAAACTATAGTCCCTAAATAAAAAATATACATTTTTAACCTCCATAATTCCCATCTGCTACTGATGCAACCGCTCCATTTAATCCGTCACTAATGCTTCTTACTACAGTATCTAAATCCATTCCATTACTTATATTATTATTAAATGTAGGGCTGTTGGTAACGTTGGCTGTAGTATATCTATTAATAACTTCTTGCTCTGCTACATCTCTTAAATACTTGATTTCTTCATTGGTTAATCCTAATCTATCAGCAGTTTTTCCAGTATTATTACTTATGTCTCCTAAGTGGTCTAGCATTTGTCCGTTAAATAGATCATTGGTAAAATCTCCAGTTAGGCCTCCCAGTTTATCTCCTAAATTAAAATCTTTCCCCCACTCATAGCCAATATTATAAGCTTCTTTTATATCTGGTAACTCCAAATATTCTGGATTCATTCTTTCAAAAGTTATTTTTTGTTCTGGTAAATTTTCTTCTGCCCAATTATTCAATTTCCCTCTTAAATTCTCTATACTTCCACCGATATCCAACCCTAAGACCTTGTCTATTAGTCCAGCGACTCCACCAAAGATATCAGCTATTGTATTCCCCACATTAACAAATAGCCTTATGATTGTTGCGATTGGGTCATCAAATATATTAGCAAAAGCTTCAGCCACTCCTACTGCATAGTTATAGGCAGTAGAAAATACAAATAAGACAGTATTATAAATACTTTTAAAGTGAGTTTCTATCACTGCCACTGCCGCACGTATTACGCCTGTTATTACTCCAAATGCACTTATATTTGTTCCAGCAAATTTATTTATTGCTGCAACCCCTGCATAAAACAACCCTATCAATACAATAATACCTCCAATAACCACTCCTACTGGATTTGCCACCATAGCTGCATTTAACCCCCATTGTGCTGCTGTTGTCGAAACTGTCGCACCTGTTAATGCTGCTGTTGCAACTGTTGCTGCTAGCTTTAAAGCGTTTAATACCCCTGTTGCTACAGCTTGAGCTTTTGTTGCTGCTATAGTCGCCCATTTCACAATGGTATCTTGAGCAGTAGCGGCTGCACTTGCTATACTTGCCCATTTATTGGCTATTAGAACTCCAGTTAATATCCCTAAGATAGGTATTACTATATTTGCATTGCTAGCTACAAAACCCAAAGAGTTTCCAAAAGCTGATATCCCTTTAAATCCAACATTAGCAATTACAGCAAAAGCATTTGCCGCACCATATAGCATAGTTTGAAATGCTTTATTACTCGCTAAATCTCGTATTCCGTCAAATATAGGTTTTAATCCAGTTAAAAATATAGTTGAAAAATTAGTGACTACATCACGCATGGTTACAGGCATATCTTCATATTTTTGATTAGTTTCTTCAGCTGCTGAAAATAATGCATTTCTTAATATATTTCCAGTTATCTTGCCTTCTGTTCCTAGTTCTCTAAGCTTAGCCATGTCAGCATCTAGATATTCCATTAATGCTTGAGCTATAGTAGGAGCATTGGCAAGTATAGTATTAAACTGCTGTCCTTGTAATTTCCCTTTTCCCAATATTTGAGGTAATTGATTCATGACTGAATTTTTGCCCATTTCAGACGCTCCACTCAAGGTCAAATGTTTGTTTACTTGTTCAGCAAAAGCTATTGCCTCTTGATTAGTCTTTAGAGTTTCCCCGCCGCTTATTTGGAGTCCTGTGACTAGATTAAGAGTACTTGCATAATCTGAATAAGTATTAAATGCTGCATCATTTATCATTTTGTTTAGTTCTTCTTGAGTCTGTCTTCCGTCATTAATCAAATTTACTCTTGATAATGCATCAGTCATATCTGAAGCTAAATTCATGAATTTTTTACCTGCATTAATACTAAGATATACTCCAGCAACGCTTTTTAAATTTGATAATAAACTTTTGCTGCCTGTATTAGCATTGTTAAGGGAATCGTTGAACCTTTCTTGTAATCTTGTATTTTCTTCTATGAGTGAACCCATTTGGTTCTTTAAGCTGTTTATATCATTTTGGCTATTTATTAATTCTTGCTGCAATGTTGCTATTTGAGTTATATCAATATTTATTTGTATGTTTCTCAAAGGGTCGGCTGCTATATTAGCTGCATTAGCTGCATTGGTCGCTTGATTAAGACCATTTACCAATTCTCCTGTATTAGTACCTAGTCTTTGAGAAGTTGTTTCCCTCAATCTTTCAAATACCTCTCTAAATTGATTTATTCCAGGGTGAGCACTTTCTAAAGAACTTAAATCTATTTGTGGCATTGCACTCGCATTATTAATATTATCTATTTGTTCCCTTAATACATTTAAGGGTTCATTTGCTTGGTTTATTGCTGTTTCCAAGGGGTTCATATCCATATTTGAAACTATATCTATAGGAGTTGATAAATCTGCTCTCAAGTTTCCTATTTCATTTTGTGCATTAATAAGCTCTATATTCACTCCACCTAAAGAACTTGCATCTATATTCATAGGGGTAGTGTTTACTACATTAACTGCATTGGTGACCCTATTTAATGCTTCCAATATCCCATCTAATGGGTGAGACATTTGGTCGTTTAATCTAATTGATGACTCTATTCCTCCGATTTGCATACCTACCCCCTTTTCTTTTTGCTTTTCCTTTGCATTTCTTTGTTCTTCTTTTCCTCTTCCTCGCCTTTTACTATAAATGCAGCAGCAATGAATGCTTTTTCCTCGTCGCTCAATTCTGCAAATTGAGAAGGTAAAATTTTCAATTTGAGTAAACAAGCATAGGCTAGATTAGCATCTTCATTGCCGCTCTTTATGAGTTTTTTGCTTCTTCCACCTTTTTAAGTTGAGGTTTAATTCCAGAATAGTCCATGACTTCTTGTATCAAATCATTAAATTCTCCTGCAAGCAACATTACAGATAAAAGATCTTCGGGACTTCTTACTCCATAATCATTTTGCAGTTCTTCATTCTTTAATTCTGGCTCTATCACTGCTATCGCTGCTAACTTAAATAAGTACTTAACATTATCAAAAGTAGGAGGCCCATTTTTACTGGTTATAAAGCTTTCATTTCTTGCGTCCCCATCTTCCTTTGCCGATAATCCTCTTATCTTAAAAATCTCTGGCTTTCCTGTTTCTTCGTTGATAAATCTATCTGATAATTCAATTTCTTTAATTCCTCTTGTTTTTACATTTGCTCTTAAAAATGCTCTTACTATTCCCATTTTCTACCTCCAAAAATTAAAAAGAGGCTATTTCTAGCCTCTATAAAATAAAACCATCTAATGGTGTAAAATCTTTTAATATCTTAAAATCCTCAAAAGTAAAATCAAAATCCTCATCT